CCTTGGTGCTCACAGGCATTGCAGGCCTCCTGACGCCCATGCCAACCAGCGTCATGAACCAAGATGAAAACGATCCACGCAAGAGCTTCAGTTTCAGTGGCATCCAAAATACTTCACGCGCTGGACTGCCAGTACCAGTTGTCTATGGCGAAATCCTTGTAGGCAGAGTTGTCGTCAGCGCTGGCATCGACATCGTACAGGTGGCGGCATGACGATCTTCGGTGCTGGTGGTGGCGGTGCCGACAAAGGCAAAGGCGGTGGTGGCGGCGGTGGCGGCTCTGAAACCAAAGACAATCTTGATTCAACAAGCTATGCCAAGATTGTTGAACTATTGAGCGAAGGCGAAATTGAAGGATTCGCCACGCCTTCTCGTCTTGGCCTGACGCAAGGCACCACGGCATATAACAATGCAGCGCTGAAGGACATGCTGCTTGATAATACGCCAATCCTTAATCCTACTGCTGACAACACATCCCCATCGGAATCTGATTTCAACTTCAAGGGCGTTACTGTCGCCACGCGGTTCGGCACGCAGTCGCAAGACTATGTACCTGGGTTTGATGCCATTGAAAATGAAGTGGGCGTCAGTGCTGATGTAGTGAAAGCCACGCCTGTTGTTCGTACCATCACCGACACTGATGTTGATGCCGTCAGGCTCACCATTGATGTGCCGACTTTGCAGTTTGTGAACAGTCAGGGCGATATTGTTGGAAGCAGTGTTGCTCTGGAAATTGCCGTGCAGTACAACGGCGGCGGCTATACAACTGTCATTTCAGATAGCATCGTTGGCCGCACTGGTGATCTCTACCAGCGCGATTATGTGATCAACTTGACTGGTGCATTTCCAGTAGACATTAGAGTTACGCGGCTTACGGACGACAGCACGTCCGCCAAGCTCAGTAATGCTTTTCGCTGGTCAAGCTACACGGAGCTAATCTACGAAAAACTGCGCTATCCCAATAGCGCCTATGTTGCATTGCGCATTGATGCAGAACAGTTCAGCCGCATTCCAGAGCGTTCATATCGTATTCGTGGCATCAAGATTGCCATACCAAGTAATGCCACTGTTGACAATACGACTGGACGGCTGATCTACAGCGGCGTGTGGAATGGCACGTTTGGTGCTGCGCAGTGGTGCAGTGACCCAGCATGGATTTTGTACGATTTGCTCACCTCCACTCGCTATGGACTGGGCGACCATATCAAGGCCACCAATCTTGATAAGTGGGCTTTTTATCGCGCTAGCCAGTATTGCTCGGAACTTGTCAATACTGGCCTGAATAGCCCGCTGACAGAACCACGATTCTCTTGTAATGTAAACATCCAGACCGCAGAAGAAGCCTATAAGCTCATTGGCGATCTGTGCTCAGTGTTTCGCGCCATGCCGTACTGGGGCATTGGTGCAATTACGGTTTCGCAAGACAGGCCGTCCGACTCCATTGCACTATTCAGTCCTGCCAATGTTGTCAATGGCATTTTCAGCTATTCCGGCAGCAGCATTAAGACTCGTGCCACTGTTGTTATAGTCACTTGGCTCAATATGGAGCTTCGTGATATTGATCGTGAAGTAGTGGAAGATACTGATGCAATCAGCAAGTACGGCGTAGTCACGAAGGAAGTAAGCGCCTTTGCTTGCACCAGTCGTTCACAGGCCCATCGCATTGGTGAATGGCTGCTCTATTCAGAGCGCTATGAAGGTGAAGTGGTGTCGTTTACGACTGGCATTGAAAATGGCCTGATGCTACGCCCTGGTTCTGTCATTGACATTGCTGATCCAATGAAAAGCGGTCAGCGTCGCGCAGGTCGCATCAGCTCGGCTACAACGACTGACATCACCGTTGATGATATTGGCGATGTTGCAGGCGGTACGCTTAGCATCATGCTTCCCGACGGCATTGTTGAAAGCCGCGCAATCAGCAGCATTACTGGCAATGTGATCACTGTGTCGTCTGCATTTTCAGCGGCGCCGCTGTCATCCTCAATGTGGCTATGCGATGGCGATAGCGTTGCACCAACGCAATGGCGAGTGCTTGGCGTGCAAGAGCAGGATGGAATCAACTATGAAGTGAGTGCTATATCCTACAACGCCAGCAAATACGCCTTTGTTGAACGCGGCGTTCCGCTGGAAGCCAAGCCCATCTCATCGCTAAATATTCCTCCATTGCCGCCAACAAACTTAACCAGCGAAGAAGTGCAGCATGATGTTAATGGACGTGTTGCCGTTAAGCTCGCCTTGGCATGGCAGCAAGTGCGAGGCATCAACGAATACCGCATTCGCTGGCGAGCTGATTCAACAAACTGGACCGATACGCGCATCTACGGCCCAGTGTATGAAATCTTGGATGCTTTTCCTGGCACCTATGAAGTGGAAATCTATTCAGTGAGCCCAAGCAGGCTGCTGTTCAGCACACCCATCACGGCAACCATTTATGTGACGGGCCTTGGCGCACCACCGGCTGATGTGACGGGTGTGAGCTTGGTGCCAATCAACGAAAGCACAGCCATTATTCAATGGAACCTGGCCACTGATCTTGACGTGCTGGTTGGTGGTGAAGTATTGATTCGCCATGATCCACGAACTAGCAATACGGCCGAATGGGCCACTGCCAATTCAGTAGTGCAAGCCGCTGCGGGCAATCAAACACAGAAGCAAGTGCCGCTGCTGTCTGGCACCTACTTCTTGGCATTCCGTGATCAGTCTGGCGTGAGGTCTGCAACTCCCACGGCGATTGAAGCCACACTCCCCGCGCCGCAACCACGGCTGGTTTTGAAAACATGGGCTGAAGAAAATGAAAGCCCGAAGTTCAATGGTACTGATACGAATCTTGGTTATGACGCTGGCCTTGATGCGCTCTACCTTGATCCAACTGTTGATCTTGAGGGTGAGTACATCTACGAAGATTATCTGGATCTGGGGCAAGTGTATGACGTAAATCTTAGGCGGCGGATTATTGGTTACTCGTTAACCACTGGCGTAAACTTTGATTCAATTGCTGGGCTTTTTGACAATCAGACTGGTGATTTTGATGGTGACGTTCTGGACGTGACGAATGCCATTACTTACGTGCGCACCACTGATGACGATCCAGCAGGCACGCCGACATGGGGACCATGGACGGAATATATCAATGCTTTGGTGCGTGGTCGCGCTATTCAGCTCAAGGTGATTGCAACAACAACCAGCGCTGATGTTGGCATGGCCATTGAAGAACTTGGTGCCGTGGCGGAATTGCAACAGCGTGTGGAAAGCGGAAGCGGCACTGGCAACAGCAGTTACACTGTCACATTCACTGATGCGTTTTATCAGACGCCTGAAATCGTGATCAGTCCATCGAACATGGCTACCGGTGATTACTATACTGTGAGTAGCACCTCGCGGACTGGCTTCACGGTGGCTTTCAAGGACAGCACTAACACTGCCGTCACACGCAGTTACAACTACACAGCCACTGGCTACGGCAAGGAGATTTAACAATGGCACAAGCTGACCAGACAGTACAAAACAATACGTTTCCAACAGTTCGCGCAGACATCAACAATAATCTGGCGGCATTGTTCAGCAAGAACAGCGGCGCTGCCGCGCCATCGACTACGGTGGCATTTATGGACTGGATTGATACCAGTGGTGCCAATCCAGTATGGAAGAAGCGTAATGCAGCAAATAATGCGTGGATAACGCTTGGCACGATTGTTAGCAATACGATTGCCTTTGAAGGCACGCTGCCATCGCAATCTGGCAATAGTGGCAAATACCTCACCACTGATGGTAGTGTTGCAAGCTGGGCATCAGTTACATCCGGCGGGCAATTGCTTCGTGCTCCGCAAATCCTGACTTCTGGCACCACCTATACCACACCAGCAGATTGCACGAAGATTTATGTGGAATGCGTTGGGGGCGGCGGCGGTGGTGGTGGCAGGAATAGTGCTGCCAGTGCAGTATTTGGAGGAGGGGGCGGAAGCGGAGCGTATGCAGCCAAACTTTTTACCGTAACCGCGTCCACTGCCTATACCTATGCCATAGGGGCTGGCGGGGCAGGCGCTTCAGCGGGTGGTGCCGGTGGCGCTGCAGGCAGTACCACATTCACGGTGGGCGGTACGACGATTACGGCTGGCGGCGGTGCTGGAGGTGGTCCGACAGTCTATCTATTTAACGTGTTGTACGACGGAGCCGGTGGAGCTGGCGGCACCGCTACCAATGGCGACATAAACATCAATGGAGCCGGTGGCGGCAGCAGTGGTGGGGCTTCTTTTTTTGGGGGTGGCGCTCGTCAAGCTGGAGCCAATGACTCAAGCCCGTTTGCTGGCAGCAGCGGGGGAGGCGGTTCCGGGGGAGCCAGAGTTATTACTACTGGCGGCGCTGGCGGCAACGGCCTCATCCGCATCTGGGAGTACAGCTAATGAAAGCCGCAATCATCAACGCTAACAACGAAGTGCTTAACGTGATCGTCTGGGATGATTCCTGCGCGGCACCGCCTGATACCTTCGCTTTTGTCATCGAAGATGATGTGATGGTTGAACCTGGCTGGGTGTTTGAAGACGGTAGCTTCAGCTCGCTAGAATCAGGAGAGCAGTAGGAACCATGGCCGACCGCAAGATTTCAGCACTGACGGCACTAACAGCACCAGCCTCTGGTGATTACCTGCCGATCGTAGACATCAGCGAACCGGCTGATGCGGATAAGAATAAGCGCATCACATATCAAGCACTGCAGCGCTATTACGACAGCGACAGTAGCAACTACGTCGCTTTCGTGGCGCCATCAACAGTCAGCAGTAATGTCACATGGACGCTGCCTAGTGCTGATGGCAGCAGCGGCCAAGCACTAACCACCAATGGCACCGGCACGCTGAGCTGGAGCACCATC